TACAAAATAACATGAAAAATAAGAGATACTTGACAAAAAACCATTATACACAAGAAATAATAACCAGTTTATTTGTAAAGTAAAAGAAAGGGACGATAAAATGAAGAAAGCAAAAACAATTAAAATTTTTCCTGCACCACATGTAGAAATTAGATTGCATGTATCTGAGGAAATGGAAGAAGATTTCAAGAAATGCTACTTCTCAGAAGGAATGTATAGTTGCAGAAAGTGCAGTTGGTGCAAAGTAAAAATGGAAGGTACAATAATCTGCCGTTTTAGCACTTTTAAAAGAGAGATGCTTAGACAACTTGGATTGGAGCAAAAATGAGTATAACAGAAGCAATAGTAATTATAGCAGCATTAACTTATACAGGATTTGTATTTTACATACTTAACAAGTGAGGTGGTAGGATGGATACACGAAATCATGAACACTACAAAGACAAAACGGCGCATGATGCGATTAGGGCAGCGGATAAGCCGCCGGATTCAGTAACAAGAACAATTAATGCTATGAAAGCAGTAGCGGCAATAGATGAATTTGAAGTATTTGGACGGATTAAACTCAGAGATAAGAAAACAGGCAAGATTTATAGATAGCAGGAGGTGGTTATCTTGAACATAAAACAGGTTCTCAATGATTATGTAGATGCCTGCGAGTTAGTCAGAGAGACGGAGGATGATATTGCAGAGCTTGAACAGAAACAGTCTGTAGTCACTTCTGACAAGGTAAAAGGCAGTATGAATGAGCATCCATATACACAACAGTCCTTTAACATCGAAGGACTTGCGTATGATGAGAAACGCAATGAACGCTTGACGAAAGAAATGGATATTCTTTCTAAGCGGAGAGAAAAAGCAAACCGCGTCAGACTGCAGGCATTAGAAGTCATTAACCAGGCACCAATCCGTATCCAGAGAATTATCCGCTTCCGATATGAGAAAAAACTTACATGGGAAGAAGTAGCCGATCGGATGAAAGGCAGTACCTCCGGAGGGTTAAAGATGGAACTTAAAAGATTTTTCGAAGAAAAATGAAAGTTTGTTACGAATGTTACACATGTTACGAAAAAAAAGAGTAAAATCTATAATTGAAAAAGAATCACAAAAAGTAAAAAGCCGGGTAGCTAGTCCGGCTTTTTACGCTCCTATTTTATCTTAAGTTTTTTTAATGAGATAACTATGTAGACACCTAACAAAAATAAAAAGGTAAATACATTAGTATCACATTTAGTAATTAAAGTTTGCGTATATTTGGCGACCTGAGGGCCATACACACCTAAGAAAAATAGAAGAAAATCTTGATTAAACACCAACTTAATCCAATCCATAGGATTTCCTCCTTATGTCTTTTTTTGGACTTACATCGAAAATTCGAATGCCCAAAGTGGTGTTTAATTAAGAGTTGCATTTAAAGAAGAAGCCTAAGAAGGACTAAGTTGGTGTTTAATCAATGAAAAAAATAATAAATTTTAAAAAATCATAATTCTGCATTGACATAGTTGTTCCTCCTTATGTGTATCTTTTTTATTATTGCAACGATTAAATTATATCAAATTTTAAAACATTTGCAATACTTTAATTATTTCTGAGAAATATATTTCCGAAACAAAAACGAATGAGAGGTGGTGGTGATGCCGAGGAAGCCGGATGAGAGGATAACGCAGGCAAAAGAATTATACTTAAAAGGACAGAAGCTAATTGAGATTGCAAGTCAATTAGGAGTTCCGGAAGGAACAGTCCGAAGTTGGAAAAATAGATATAAATGGGATTGCAACGTTGCAAAAGAGAAACGCAACGTTGCGAAAGCAAAGAAAGGCGGTCAGCCAGGTAACAAGAATGCCGTAGGCGGCAAGGGCGGAGCCGCTCCAAAACAAAATAAAAACGCAGAAAAGCATGGTTTCTTCTCGAAGTATCTTCCGGAAGAGACCTTTTCTATTATCCAGGAGATTGAAAAGAAGGACCCTTTAGATATTCTCTGGGAAAATATACAGATTGCTTATGCTGCAATCGTCAGAGCACAGCAGATCATGTATGTAAAGGACCACGAGGATAAGACAATCGAGAAAGTCGAAGAGAAAAAATCAAAGGGTAAGCTTATAGGCGAGAAGTGGGAGGTACAGGAAGCATGGGATAAACAGGCAACATTTTTAAAAGCACAGGCAAGGGCACAAGGAGAATTAAGGTCCTTGATAAAGCAATATGATGAACTGTTGCATAGTAATTATGAACTTGCAACAGAGGAGCAGAAAGCTAGGATTGAGCAGATCAGGGCGAAGACGGAGCGGTTATCTACCGAACCAACAGACAATTTGGAGGATGGAGTTGAGATTATAAATGACGCAGACGAAAAGGCAAGTCAGAATATCGGACATAGTGATACCGAAGTATCTTCCGATATTCAACGACAAGAAACATAAGCATATTATTCTCACTTCTGGGCGTGCTGGAACAAAGTCAAGCTTCGCAGCAATTAAGACAGATTATCAAATTGTTGCGAATCCCCATAGTTCCGTAGTTGTTCTTCGTAAACATCATAATAAGCTGCGAAAGACAGTTTACAAAGAAATGCTCCGAGGGCTTAACCGCTTACAGATTCCTAAGAACCGCTTTCATATTACGAAAAGCCCAATGGAGATTACCTACAAAAAGTATAAAACAACAATATACTTTTCTGGATCAGATGGCATAGATGATACAAAAGGTATCATTGATGAAGAAAAGCCAATTAAGTTGGTTGTCCTGGATGAGCTGACAGAGTTTTTTGACGATGGAGATGGAGCGGATGAACTTGCAAATATAGAAGCGACATTCGTAAGAGGAAATAAAGCCGGCTTCCAGATGATTTATTTATATAACCCACCTAAGAACCCAAATGCACCGGTAAACCTTTGGTGTAAGGAAATGGAGAAGCGGCCAGACTGCATTCATGTACATACAGATTACAGAGATGTGCCGGTGGATTGGCTGGGGCAGGATTTGATTGATTCTGCAGAAATCATGAAGCAAACAGATATTAAGATGTATCGTTGGACATGGCTAGGCGAAGCAGTTGGTGTCGATGAACTTATCTATTATATGTTTAGCGATAGACACAGGCAGAAGGCAGAAGCTGATAGGAGATATGACCGTATTTACATTGGTGGTGACTATGGACAACAGAATGCAACAACATTTCAGGCTTTTGGGTTGGATACATATAGAAAGAAGTTTCCGGGGTTAGCAGAGTATTATTATAGTGGCCGAGAAAGCGGCAAGCAGAAAAGCCCCTCGGAATATGCAGCTGATCTGGTGGATTTCATGGATGAGCTTCATAAACAGTATGAGAACCGAGTATTTTATATCTTTCTTGACCCGTCTGCAAAAGGGTTAGCGGAAGAGATAAGGAGAGCCACGAGAAACTTAGATTATACTGTATTTATGAGAGATGCAGAGAACGAGGTGGCATTGGGGATTAGTCGTGTACAAAAAGCATTAGTTTTTGAAATAATGAGTATATCTCCTCATCAGGAGAAAGCAATCGAAGAGTTTGGTACGTATGAATATGATAAGAAATCCATAGAAAAAGGAAAAGAAGTACCGATAAAAGAAAAAGATCACGCGATGGATGCAATACGCTATGCCGTTATGGGTGCGTGGGATAGGATAAAATATTGGCTTCCGATAGAAGAAGCGGAGGAGATGTAGAAAATTGAACATATTTAGTTATTTTAAGAAAAAAGGAATAGATACTGTAGATGCGTCCTTCTATCGGAAAATCAAGGAATGGACAAGCTGGTATAACGGCAAGGTACGAAATTTTTCCTTTTACAAAGTCTATACAGGACGAGGTACTTATAAAAGATGCGACCGTAAGAGCCTTGGCATGGCGAAGAAGCTTTCGGAAGATATTGCGGATCTGCTTTTAAATGAGAGAGTAACGATTACTCTTGATAATGAGCGAACAAATGAATTTGTACATAAGATTTTAGATAAGAATCATTTTTTAGTTCAAGGTAACGACTACCAGGAGCGGAAAGCTTATTCCGGTACAGTGGCATACATTCCGTATCTGGATAACATGGAAATAACGGAAGATGGAGAAATTCTTTCAGGTAATATTAAAATGAATTATGTGGATGCACCAAATATCTACCCTGTCAGTTGGAACAATGGGGAGGTTACAGAGTGCATCTTTTTATTTCCACACACAGTAAACAGAAAGAAATATGTGCAGGTACAATCACATCTGATTCAAGGCGAAGAATATGTGATTGAAAACACTGTGCTTCAATGCGTGAGTGGAAGTCAGGAAGGAGCGGAACTTCCAGAGGAAGAATGGAGAAAATTAAAACCTTTTGCAAATATGGCAAGGCAGGTACACACAGGCAGCGATAAGCCACAGTTTGTTATTGACCGTTTGAATATAACAAATAATGCAGATGAGAGTAACCCGATGGGAATCGCTATCTTTGCGAATGCGATAGATATCTTAAAGAAGTTAGACATAGAATTTGATTCTTATTGCAATGAGTTCCTGCTTGGCCGGAAGAGAATCTTTGTTGCACCGGAACTGCTGCATAATGTGGATGGAACCCTTGCCTTCGACCCAGAAGAAGGAATCTTTTATAATCTGCCAGAAGATTACGACAGGGGGAAAGAGGGTCTTATCAAAGATATTGATATGCAGATTCGGACAGAAGCGCACAGTGCAGCAATTAATGACGACTTGAATTACTTATCATTAAAGTGCGGCTTTGGTACGAACAGGTATCGCTTTGAATCTTCTGGAGTGAAGACAGCAACAGAAATCATTTCAGAGAACTCTGATATGTATCGGATGATTAAAAAACATGAGATTATCCTGGAAGATGCCTTGAAGCGGTTGATTAAGATTATTATCCGATTAGGGATTGTCTTAAAAGAGCCGCTTAACGAGGATACAGATATCACGATAGAATTTGATGATTCTATCATTGAGGATAAAGAGACGGAGAGAAAGCAGGATATGCAAGATGTAGCCATAGGAGCAATGGCGATAGAAGAATACCGGGCGAAATGGTACGGTGAAACTGTGGAACAGGCAAGAAAGAATCTTCCGGAGCAAAATCAGGTGATGGAGTAAGATGAGAGATGAATATAAAAACAAGATAGCTGATAAAATAGCAGCACGCTTTACTGATTTGGAAGAACGCATCATGAAAGATATCGTAAGAAGAATAAGAAAAACAGGAGAAATCACCAGCACAGCCGACTGGCAGATAAACAGGTTAAAGATTCTTGGGTATTCTTCGGAAGACATTGAAAAAGCGATAAAGGACACACTGAATGCTTCTTACCCAGAAATGTTTGAGCTGTATGATAAGGTCATTGACTGGGTATATGTCCGGAATAAAGACATATACGAGCAGGTTAATGCACAATTTATCCCTTACGAAGAGAATGAGCAGATGCAGCAGCAAGTAGAAGCAATCATCAGGCAAAGCCGGGAAGACTTAGAAAACATAACAAATTCGCTTGGCTTTTATTTAAACTATAATGGAAAGATGGTTGTTACTCCATTATCACAGATTTATATCGGTTATTTAGATAATGCCTGTTATGATATTGTTTCTGGGGCATTTGATTATGGCAGCGTTTTAAGAAGGACGGTTACACAACTAACAAACAGTGGTATGAGGACAATTGACTATCCTTCTGGATGGACCAACAGGGTTGATGTGGCTGCCAGAAGAGCAGTTTTGACAGGAGTAGCACAGGTTTGTGGGAAGATTAATGAATACCATGCACAGCAGCTTGGAACAGAATACTTTGAAGTAGACTGGCACGCAGGAGCAAGACCAACCCATGCAGTGTGGCAGGGCAGAGTATATTCGAAGCAGCAGCTTGTTTCTGTTTGTGGTTTAGGGACAGTAACGGGACTTCTTGGAGCAAACTGTTATCATATGTATTACCCTTTCTTTCCAGGCATTTCGGTAAGAAATTATACAGATGAATGGCTGGATGAGCAGAACAAGAAGGACAATACTCCCCAAAGCTTTGATGGAAAGGCGTATACGGCTTATGAAGCAAGACAAAAACAGAGAAAAATGGAAACAGCCATGAGAGCGCAGCGGCAGAAAGTAAAACTGATGGAGAGCGGCGGAGCGGATAAAGATGAAGTTATGCTGCATAAAGCAAAATATCAGGCTCAATTAAGTGAGTATGCAAGATTTAGTAAACGGATGGGGTTAAAACAGCAGCGAGAGCGTATCTATCTTGATATGAGAGGGAGAGTAGCTCCGCGAAGTCTTAAAGCTGTGAAACAATTTCCACCAGAGATGATTCAAAATGCTGGAAGAGATATTGCACAGTACAGAAGATATAAAAATGCGATAGGAGACGCAGCAGGCTCCCTTGCAGAATTTGGACAAATAAAATATAATAATAGCGAAAAGTGGAAATACTTAGAAGGGTTGAAAGAATATCTGACGAAGTATCCTAACAGCAGTAAGAAATATTATGATGTTTACGATACTTTGAAAAAAGAGAAACTAGCAAAAGGGATTGTATTACCGCCGGTATGCAAGCAAGCTTTCATCTTGCCAGAAGGAAAACATGAGCCGTATCATATCATGCAGAGGATGTTAAAAAGAAAAATAACAGATGATGAAATCAGAAGCTATATGAAAAATGCGGATATAATGTTGAACCAATGGGGCGGCAAGAGGCAAGCTTTTTATAGTAAAGACGGTGTGTGTGTTATCACAAAGACTGATGAAGGTTGGATTTATAAAACGGCATGGAAAAAAGAAGATTTTGATAGTAACACAGAAAGAATCTTGGAGGTGATTAAGAAATATGTCAGATAATGAGATTAATTATGATAAGGAACATTATTGCCCTGTTTACGGCAAGGTCGTTCATCCAGATTTGTGTTATGATTCTATGATGTGCCTGCATAGATTTTTTAAGGTATCCTCAGTAGAAGAATTGTCACAAGTAAAAGATATCGAGGCAGCAAGAGAAAAATGCCAGATGTGCAAATATAGTGAATAAGATTACAGCACGCAGAAATGCGTGTTATTTTTATACTTATTTTGAGAAAGGAGAGGGTTATTTTGATTGAAGTAAGCGTTCGAAAGAACAAGGTAGAACTAAAGGGACACGCTGGAAGAAAGGGTAAAGACGGAATTGACCGAGCGTGTACGGCTGTTTCGGCATTGACAAACAGTTTGATTAATTCATTGCAGGATTTGACAGAAGATAAGATAACAACAGACTTAGGCAGCGGATCCGCATTAATTGAGTGGAAAGAGTTGTCCGAGAAAGGAAAGCTATTAATTGATTCCTGGTTCCTTGCAATGACAGATATTAACCAGGAATATAATTGCATACGATTCATCTAAACATCTGGAAGGGTGCTTTTATTATGTCCAAAACATGATGACGAAAAAAGCTCTGGAATAACACTCATGTATGGAGGTATTTATCATGAAAAAGAACAGAATGAACTTAAGAATTTTTGAAAACAGCGGTGGTGCTGGTGCCGGAGAACCGGGAGGAAGTGCTGGAGGAGATAATAATAATCAGAATAATGCTGGGAGCGGTGGACAGCCGACTTACAGTTACGCGCAGGCAGAGGAAATTGCTAACGCAAGAGCAGAGAGGGCAGAGCGTTCTGCATTAAAATCATACTTTCAGCAGCAGGGTATGTCAGAAGAACAGGTGAACCAGGCAATTACTGATTATAAAGCCCAGCAGAAAAAGAACCAGCCGAATATTGAGCAGATGCAACAGGAACGTGATACGGCACTTAAAGAAGCCCAGCAGATGAAGCAGGAGAAGTTCCTTTCAGGGAAAGGTGTAAAAGCGGAAGATGTTGATTATGTCATGTTTAAGGTATCGAAGCTTGTAGATGATAAAACAACATTTGAAAAGGCTGCGGAAAAGTATTTAAAAGAGAATCCGAGATTTGTGGGAGGTTCTTCTTATAGAGTATCTACATCTACAGGAAGCGACTCTAACGGATCTGGAGGAAATGTAAATGCATCCATTAATGATGCGATTCGTGCAGCGGCAAGAAGATAGGAGATGAATGAATTGAAAAGAGAAAGAATGAACTTAAGAATTTTTGAGGGCGATGCGACGATCATTGACCGTAGCGGTGCGGATTCCCTGATTCCGGTACAGGAAGCAAATGAGATTATCCAGGGAACAATCACACAGTCAGCGGTGCTGTCAAGAGGAAGAAAGCTTGCCAACATGACAAGCAAGCAGTATAAAGTTCCGGTTCTTGATATGTTACCAATCGCTTATTTTGTAAATGGTGATACTGGCCAGAAAAAGACAACTAAGCAGGCATGGGATAAGAAGTTTATTGTAGCAGAAGAGATTGCGGTTATTGTTCCAATCCCAGAATCTGTACTTGATGATTCAGAATATGATATTTGGGCCGAGGTAAAGCCAAGAGTAACGGAAGCTTTCGGAAAGGTTATTGATGGAGCCGTACTGTTTGGAACAGAAAAGCCATCTACATGGAGAGATGGAGTAGTTGCAACTGCAACAAAGGCAGGAACCGTAGTAACATACGGCACCGGTGATGATTTGTATGACAAGATCATGTCAGAAGATGGGGTTATCGCGAAAGTGGAAGACTGCGGCTATTTTGTAAACGGACATATGGCAGATATTTCTATGCGTGCAAAATTAAGAGGCCTTAAAGATACAAACGGAAATCCAATCTTCAAGAGCGATATGCAGGGAAGTACCAATTATGCTTTAGATGGTTCTCCAATGAACTTCCCGAACAATGGAGCGTTTGACAAATCAAAGGCCCTTATGATTTCCGGAGATTTCAGTCAGCTTGTTTATGCAATCCGTCAAGATATTACATTTAAGTTATTTACCGAGGGCGTTGTCCAGAATACGGACGGAACGATTGCGTACAACTTGATGCAGAATGATATGGTTGCTCTTCGTGCTGTAATGCGTCTTGGATGGGAGATTCCAAACCCAATCAACTCATTAAAAACAGATAAAACAAAGAGATGTCCATTTGCTGTATTAAAAGCAGGAGAATAGGCGGTGACTTTATGGTAAGATATGCAGACCTTGCATTTTACATGACAGAGTACGGCGGTAATATTATCCCAAATGAAGAGTTCCAGTGTGTGATCACAAGGGCAAGCACATATATTAAGGCGATTACTTTTTCAAGAGTAGATGAAAACAATATTCCAGAGGAAGTGAAAGCTGCAACTTGTGCAGTTGCGGAAGTTATTTATAAAGCTGAAAGCTCTACAGAAGGAGAAAAGAAATCTGAAAATACAGATGGTTATAGCGTGACCTATGTAACAGAGCAGACAGACGGAGAAATCAAAGAAGTGATTCTTCGCAAGAAACAGTATGCTGCAGCATATCCGCATCTTGTCCTCACTGGGTTATTAAGCAGGGGGTGTTCAGGATGATCACAAATGCATCTGCGACATTATATAGCCGGCAATATGACAATGAGAAAAGAATGGATGTCTGGAAAAAGACATTTATTGATAAAGTCTGGTGGCATGAATCAGAAGCTTCTGTGATTACTACAGAAGGATTGAAAAGCGCAGATGTTTTCGTGATTAGGATTCCAGATACATCAATTGTTATTAAAAAAGATGATTATCTCGTAAAAGGTGAGTGTGGTATTGATGTGACATCGGTCAAAGATTTAAAAGGCATGAAATATTGCAAAGTTACATCGGCAAATTACAATATATTTGGCTCTAACCAGCACATAAAAGTAGGTGGTGTATAGTGACGGCAAAGAGAAACTTTGTAATTCAGACTCCGCGGGGAAGTATTTATACGGTAAAAACTGCAAATGGGACTGTAACAGCTAAGATGGAATGGAATCAAGGATTTTCTGGGCGAAGAGAAGCAGGTTTTAGTAAGGCACAGGGATTTATTGA